ATCGGTATAAATTTCTTTAATTTTTTTAGACGTAGATTATATGAATACTATCATATGGCTAGGATTTAACGATGATCTCATATATAGTAGGTAATCCTGGCAGCGGTAAAACATATTACGCGGTTTATAAAATTTACGAGTATTTTATAAAAGAGCCTAAAAAAGGCGAAATAAATGTAGATTATCTTTACTGCTATACCAACATTAATGAATTTAAATTTGAAAAGAGCAGCAGGCTCTTAAAATTCGATTTTGATAAATTTTATATCGACATTTCCGAACTTTATGCTTTATACTCGGAAAAAGTAACCGACGACGTATTAAACGAAAAAGCCAAAGAATTAAAGCTTCATAAGGTCTTAATCGTGCTCGACGAGTCTCACAACTTTTTAAAAGCTAGCAAAGATCCCGCTTTGGTTTGGTGGCTTACCTATCATCGCCATTTATACCAAGAAATTTATCTAATTACGCAGGATTTGAGTCTTGTTAATCCCGAATATAAACGCGTCGCGGAGCAATTTATAAAAGCCGTGGACGCTTCAAAGATATTTTTGAAGAATAAATTTAAATACATTCTTTACGGCTCTTACCGATTATTTAAAAAAGATATTATGAATACGATCAGCGTTCCGTACCTTGCGGAAGTGTTTGAACTTTATCATTCAGGCAATAAATCAAATACTAGTTCATTTGTTCGTAAATTTATGTTGATTTTCTTCGTAATCTTTGTATTATTAATAATTGGCTTATTTTTAATTTCTAATATGTTGGGTGGCGATTCGTCTAAAAAATCAGTCTCCGACCCCGAACCCGGCTTAACCCCCTCTCAAATCCCGCAACCCCAAGCCGCTTATAAGCCGCAGCAGCCTCAAACAAAGCAAGAAACGCAAAAACCTACCTATATTTATAATTTGTCTTGCATAGACGACGTATGCAGCTTTGCGGGCGATAGTTTTAAATTTCCTTACGCCTACGTAGCTCATATTATTAGGCAAATAAAGCCTTTTTACTTCTATCAAGAAACCAAAAACCCCCATTTAACGGAGTATTTTTTAGTTTTTCAATCCCCGGCGCTTGAAGATCTAAAAAATACTTCAAGTAAATTTAAAAATAAAGGTGTGTCCGATGAAAATCAAGAACTTAGTATTCCTAACCCTTTTAGCGGTAAGTAGCGCAAATTGCGAGCTAATAAAAACCGATCTATTCAGTTACGCAAATCTTGCCAGTCTAAATAGCAAGGTCGATATTTTAATCTCGGCCGATATAGAGCCTAGCGAATTTATGTTTTTCTACAACGACGAGCAAAAAAGCTCCGTTACGATCGATCTTTTTAAAAAGATGCTAGACGTCAAAGGCCTCTATCTTTTTAATTCCAACGATTTTTATTACGTTGATAAAAAGCCGGGAGACGATGAATCGACAGCCAAAGAGATCGAGGAGCTGCGATACGTAAAGCTAACCAATAACGTAAAAGACGAAGTCGCTATGCTTTTAAGCGCGTACGACAAAAACGCCACCTATATAAAGTCCGATAACGCGGTAAGCTTTACGGCTACGGATAAAATTTATAATGAAGTTACGCGCTATTTGGAGCTTTTTGATAAGCCTCTAAATCAGGTAAAATTTAAGCTCACGATTTCGGAAACAAATCTAAAAAACGTCAAAGAGCGCGGATCGCAGATTAATTCTTTGCTGCAAGGAATTACTCGCGGGGACTTTAAATATTATATAAATCTTATTACCTCGCCCTATTCTAGCCAGACGAACGTTATCTCGGCAAAATCCGACGGCTTTTACGGCGTGCTTTCGTTTTTGGAAAGCAATGGCGTAACTAAGATCGTATCTAGCCCGTTTTTAACCGCTAGAAGTCAGACTGAGGTTTATTTTAGCTCCGTTCAAAATATCCCCTATCTCGTGCAAAACAGCCAGACTTCCGCAACCCAAACCACCACGCAAAACAGCTATGAATATAAAGACGTCGGTCTTAAAATTTGGATAACGCCTATAATCCTTGATAATAGTATAGATTTTTCATTGCATCTCATAATCGAAGATATTTTAAGTCAGGACACCCTAACCCCCATCACAAGCAAAAAGGAACTCAAAAGCTCATATACTCTTAAACGCGGCGATATTCTCATTCTCTCAGGCATAAACAAAACCACCAACGTAAAACAACGCAACGGCATTCCCATTCTTAAAGATATATTTTTACTTAAATACTTATTTTCAATCGAGCAAGATCAAGAAGTAAATTCAGTCGTAACGCTTACGATTGAGGCTATATAAGGCAAAAAGGGGAGCAAGCGACCCGCGGCGAGGAACGAGCCCGCGGGCGCGCAGCGCCCCGCCTTGTCAAATTAATAAAAAACTTTTAGGTTTAAGGTTAATCGATGTATGGCATTAATAAAACTGACTTATCAGTCGCCCAAGATAAACTAGATTTTCAAAAGAGCTATTTAAAAAAACAAAGCTTTATTAACGCTCTTGGCAATCCAAAGACATTATTAGATATTTCAATGTCTGCTAATTTTAGCTCAAAGTATTACGCTGAAGTCGCAAATAGGGTAAATACGATTGCGTCGTTTTCGATAGATTATGAGCAGTCGCCCGTGTTTCTCACGATCACGCTTAATGGTTGCTTCCGCAATGCATTACACGGCGATTACTCTAAATTTAAGGCTCTTGATAGGAAATATATCCCCCAAGAGCTGAAATATAAGATTAAAGAAGGAAAAAATATGACGATTAGCGATTTAGTGAGAATTTTAAACTATCAGTGGCAATTATTTATAATGCGGTTAAATTTTAAGTTTAAAAAGGTCGAGCGCTCTTATATCCGTTGTTTTGAGCCGCATAAAAAAGACGGCGTGCCGCATATTCACGCGTTGTTTTACGTTCCTGCGCATGTGATTCCTTTTATGCTGAAAATTTATAAAGATCTTTTTAACGCTCCGCAAAACCTCCGCACGAATGCTATTACGCCCGAGCAAGCGAGAAATGGCGAAATAAATGGGTTTCAAACTAGTATAAATAATCCTTCCGGCTATGTTATGAAGTATATTCAAAAAACTTTTATAAACGTCAAAGAGACTGATAAATTAGATGAGCTTTCTGCTTGGTATGTTAAGCATAAAGTTCGCCGTTTTTTATCTTCTCGTTCAAAAGTTCCTCTTTGGGTGTATAGAAAGATTAATTTTATTAGCTCTTTTCAGGATTTTTATCATCTTTGCGATATAAAAAACGATGAAGATTCCGTTATAGAGTGGGATTATTTGAGTAGCTATATTTATATTAATATGCCTCGCCGCAAGGAAAGCTTAATTTACGATAACGGTAAATTGGAGCATTATATTTGCGGCCGTCTTATGAATTCGTATGATTTGCAAAAACCTAAATTTGAAAGCGCTTCTTATCGTATCGATGGAAAATGTCCTACTAGTGAGGATATAAACGATCGAATGGAGCGCAAGAGGTTTAACGAGTGGCTTGATTTCGTATTTTATAAAAAGCATAAGCCCGCAAGTAAGATGAAAGATTATGAGCTCGTGGCCTATTATCAAAGCCTCGATAAGCAAAACTGCAATATTCAGCACTTAGCGTATATTGAAAATTTAATGATAGATCGTAATTTGGAGCTTTTTGTAAAAACGGATGTCAAGCATGATCTAAACGCTCCGAGCCTTGAAAGCTTTATCGAGCGAAATTTAAGAGAATATGAGTTTTAAGGAGATTAAAATGAAAATTTTAAATTTATTTGCCGGCATTGGTGGCAATAGGTTATTATGGAATGATGTATTGTCGGATATTGATGTAACTTCCATTGAGTTTGATCCGGCTATTGCCGAGGTTTATAAATTTAGATTTCCCGCTGATAAAGTTATCGTTTGTGATGCTTTTGATTATGTTGCCAATAATTATGATAAATTTGATTTTATATGGGCTTCCCCGCCTTGTCAAACTCATTCGAGGATTAATTTTTCAAATCAAAACACTATTAACAATCGTTCTTTGCCTGATTTTAGGCTTTATTCTCTTGTATGTTTTTTGAAAACATTTTGTAAAAATAAGTTTGTTGTTGAAAATGTTATGCCTTATTATGATCCTTTAATTTCTCCGAATGCAAAATTATTCCGCCATTTGTTTTGGTCTAATTTTTATATTCCCGAGAAGTCTTTTAAAAGATCTTGTAAGCCAATTGAAAATATTGTTATTTCCGATTTTAAGGATTTTGATTTAAGTTTGTTTGAAGATTTAAAAAATAAAAGGCAAGTCATAAGAAATCAGGTTGATTCTAGTTTAGGTAAATATATTTTTAGTTGCGCGCTCGATAAAGGTCTTTTTGATGATACTGAATGATCTTTTTAAAAACTACCTTGAATATTATGAGCTTATTTTAAGCGGTTCGACGCTTAGAAGCGATATTGCTACGTATCAAAAGCATTTTAAAGACGGCCTGGGGTTAAAAAATGTCGATGAGATAAATTTTATCGACGTTCAGAAATTTTGCAATGATCTCATTAAAAAAAACTATAAAATCAAGACCGTAAAAAATATCTTAGCAAAGCTCAAAGTTATTTTTAAGCTCGCGTTAAAGCTTGAATTAATAAGCAAAAATCCTTGCGATTTCATCGAGTTGCCTAAATTTGACAATAAAAGGTATTTTGATTACAGCGTCGCGATCCAAAAGAAATTTATCAAAGCCATTTCTGAAAACAAAGCCCCAAGCGCCGACATATTCTTTTTTTTGCTTCATGGAAGACGCAAAAACGAAGTATTGAGCCTAAAATTTAGCGATATTAATTTTAAGACCAGGACTTACACTATCCCCTTTAAAATCAACAAAGCTAAGCGCGATATGGTCTATAAAATGAGCGACGAGCTTTATGATAGGCTTTTTCGTAGATATATTGCTGCAAAAAATAAAAATATGCTTAACGGTTATGTATTTGTAAATCCGCAAACGAGCGAAAAGTATCAAGACTTACGAAAAAGTTGGAATTCATTGCTTAAACGCAACAATTTACCTAAAATCAGGCTGCACGATATACGTCATCTAATCGGTACTTATTCGATTAATTATTTAAAAATCCCCGTCGAGCAAGTATCTTTTACGCTTGGTCATACAAATATCACGACTACGCAAAAATACATTACCGCAAACGTAAAAAAATCCAAAGAAACTATTGAAAATTTACTGCATTCTGTTTCAGAATAGATTAAGCAAGATTTTGAGGGCTTTCAAACGTCGATAAATAGGACGTTTGGTTGCGGAGGACGGATTTGAACCGCCGACCTTCGGGTTATGAGCCCGACGAGCTACCGCTGCTCTACTCCGCGATAAATGGGTAAAAATTAAGTGGATGGGGTAAGAGGATTCGA